CCGTTTCAGCCAGTTTAAGTAAGGCCTTCCTGGGGCAAACTCAGGCGTTAGGCCGGTTAGGTATTGGCTTAACTAAAGCCGAATTAAAAACCGATAGCTTTGAACAAATCACTAGTAAATTAACCGTACTGTTTGCAGGTCAGGCAGGCGTAGCCGCTGGAACCTACGCAGGCCAGTTAAATATATTAGGCGTAGCAGCTCAAGAAGCCAGCGAAACTATAGGCGTAGCTTTAATTAACTCGCTTACTAATTTATCTGGCCAAAATGGAGTCAAAGATTTAGCAGCTCAAATGGACGGCCTGGCACAAAGTACAGCTAACGTTATTACTAACTTAGGTAAAATGGCTAAGTTTGCTAAGGACATAGCCCCTACAGCACTGGTATTAGGTACAGTAGCTGCAGCCTTTGTAACTATTGGTACCGGCGGTGCTTCTTTAGCTGTAGCTGCAGGATTAACCCGAATACTTACAGCTAAAAAGTTTTTAGTAGCTCTAGGTTTAATCGGTAGCGTTTTCGGTTTAACTAGAGATTTTGAAGGCCCTAAAACTAATACGGGAACCAATAGAAACGAAAACAGAGCTAGGGCTGAGCAGGCTGCCAAAGCAGCTAAAGATCGTAAACTAGAAATAGCAGACCGTACTAAAATAGTCGGGCTTACTAAAGCCCAGGCAGCTAATGAAAAACTAAAGCGTATGTTTGATATGGACGCGATACAGCTAGCCGCTGCTTTGCAATACAAACTATCTAAAGAGGACGAGGCCAGAGTAAAGGCCTTACAAGCATTAAAAACAGACGACAAGAACGACGATATTAAAGCCCTAAGCGATTTAGAAGCTGCTAAACGCCAGGCAACTTTTGACGAGATCGCCAGACTAAAAATGATCGTAGAGGAATCTAAGAAGGCTAACGAGGAAATCCTCGCAGACGCTAGAGCCAGAATCTCAGCTTTAAGTAAAGCCTCATTACCAAGCGCGGCGGCTTATAGCGTGGGTGCAGCCGGTAGCACTTTTGCGCCTGGTCTAGCTGAGGCTCAGTCTGCAATAGCAGCGGGAACCTTTGGCGATATGGGCGGCTTAAATTACTTAGGCTTTGATCTAGCGGCTTTAGGTGCGGCTAATATGCAAATGGAAACAGGCATAGCAGCCCAACAGGCAGCAGGCCCAACAAGTGTAACCGTCAACCTTCAAGGCGGGATTAACGTAGGTAGCGAACAAGAGTTTGAACAGAAAATACAAACAGCCCTACAGGGATTAAATCGCGCGGGAAGTAGTTTTTATACGGCGGGTATGTTGCAATAATGGCAGCCCCAACGATTAACTGCATAATTAACTTTAGCTCTGGTGCTTCTTTTGGCCAGGCTATGATTATAGGTTCAGGCGTGTTAGGCGTTAACGTGTTGGCTGATAGTGCAACCGTTACAGCTGACGTATCTAGCCAGGTGCAAGCTGTAAGTATTCAGCGTGGCCGTAATGCAAACGCGGACCAATTCCAGGCCGGTACTGCCTCTATACGTATTGCCGATGTTAACGGCGACTTTAATCCTGAAAACCTAAGCTCACCCTACGCGGGACTTTTGCTGCCTTTGCGTAAAGTTACAATAACTGCAACTGATAACAACACCGGCCTAGTTTATCCGCTGTTTGCAGGCTATATAACAGGCTATAACTTTACTCAGGCTCAGGTAGTAGGCGAAGTCAGTTATACGACCCTAACAGCCTCAGACGGCTTTAGATTACTTAATATGGGTACCGTATCAACTGTTACAGGTGCTACAGCTGGACAGTTATCAGGGGCTAGAGTTACTAAGATTTTAGACCAGATCGCATGGCCGAATTCTATGCGCGATATAGACGCGGGGCAGACGACGCTACAGGCTGACCCTGGCACTACCAGGACTGCACTAAACGCCTTGCAAACCGTAGAAACCAGCGAGTACGGCGCGGTATATATTGACGCTAGCGGTAACGTAACTTTTCAAGATCGAGCGTTAACCTCTAGCTCTATTGCTGGAAATAGCACAATTTTTGCAGATGACGGCTCAGGTATCCAGTACCAGAACGTGCGCTGGGTGCTAGACGATAGCCTGGTGTATAACAAAGCCTCAATAACGGCCACAGGGTTAGCTACTCAGACTGCTACTAACCAAGACTCTATAGACAAGTATTTTTTACACAGCTATAACAAAACTGATTTACTAATGCAAACTACAGCTGAGGCCCTTAACTACGCTAAGGCCTACGTAGCCTCTAGGCAGGAAACGACCGTAAGGTGCGATAGCGTAACCCTGCTAGACCTAAATACTGTCGGTTATGACGCAGGCGTAGCAGCCGCTTTAGAGCTTGATTTTTTTGACACTATTACCGTTAAGTCAACTCAACCCAACAGCGTAGGCACTAGCACCCTTAATAAAACTTTGCAGATATTCGGCGTAAGTTACAATATAACCCCTACGCGCTGGTCTACTACTTTTGTTACGTTAGAGCCAATTATAGAATCTTTTATTATTGGCAACGTCAATTACGGACAAATCGGCATAAATGTATTATCCTATTAACTATAGAAAGCAGGTACAGTAATGGCAGGCGCAGGGTACAAATTATACGCCACCGGCGATGTTTTAAGCGCGACAGATGTTAATAACTATATACAAGAGCAAACAGTAATGGTTTTTGCCTCAGCTGCAGCTCGTACTTCTGCTTTAACAGCGGTGTTGGCTGAAGGTATGATGAGTTATTTACAAGACACTAACGCAGTACAGGTGTATAACGGTAGCGCATGGGTTGCTGTGGGCGGCTCTAGTCCATTAACTACTAAAGGCGATTTATACGGTTTTAGCACCGTTGATGCGCGAGTGCCAATAGGCGCAAACGGTACAGTTTTAACAGCCGACAGTGCCGAAACTTTAGGCTTGAAATGGGCTGCTGCTGCTTCAGGTGCGCCTGCAAGTGCAACGAGTTCCGGTACGGCAACTTCAAGCACGACCTCGGCTACTTATGTTGACACCTCGGCAGCGGCTACCTTAACTACTGGTACTAAAGCACTTGTCCTTATTGGCGCAACGGTCGCCTTTAATAATTCCTCAGAGGAATCAACTTTTATCAGCTTTAAAGTAAGCGGCGCGACAACTTCAGCGGCAACAGACGCGCGAGGTGCGCAATTATTTACCTCTGCCGCAAACAGACCTAAAGTAGGTTTAAGTAGGGCAACTTTGATTACAGGTTTAACCGCCGGATCAAATGTTTTTACTTTACAAATTAGAGTAAGTGCTGGAACCGGTGGCGTAGATACTGGCTACAATGTCGCAGTAATAGATATGGGGTCATAACATGGCAATAACTGGTAAAGAAATTAATTTAAGTCAATTAACCAAAGAACTTGGTAATAAAGCCCTAATAATGACTTTTACCGATCCAACTGAAAAAATAATCACTATTCCAGATGATGTTGAACTTAGCGAAAAAGATTTAGAGGCGGCAATTGCGGCGCATGTTGCAGCACCGGAAATTGATTACGTAGCGGCGCGAGCCTCAGCACTTGCAAAACTTGCAGCACTCGGACTAAGTGCAGATGAGATAGCCGCGCTTTAATGCCAGGGCTTAAATCCTCTAACGGTTGGCCTGCCAGTAAGGACCCTGCAGAAATTGGCATTAAATCTTTTAAAGTACCTGGCACTGATCTTAAAATACGGTGCGCTGAAAAGGTGGCACCGCTTCTTATTGGCCTTGCGTCGGAGTTTCACGAAACGATAGAGCCTATAGACAAAGGCACATTAGACGATTGGGGCTATGCGTTCCGTATGATAAGGGGCAGCACTGACAGCCTAAGTAATCACAGCAGCGGAACAGCTATAGACCTAAACGCAACTAAACACCCTTTAGGTAAAGAAAATACTTTTAGCCCCGAGGACGCCGCTAAGTGCATAGCACTAGCTGCAAAATACGGTTGCAAGTGGGGCGGTACTTATCGTAATCGTAAAGACGATATGCACTTTGAAATAGCGTTAAACCCAAAACAAACAAAAGAGCTTATAGCTAAGCTCGGATTGGTTAAAGATGAATAGACACAGCCTAAAAGTAGCTCAACAAATCGGCGGTAGCTGGTTACGTAGCTTTGTCGCTGCAACGGTCGCCTGTTATATGTCTGGCATTACTGACCCTAGTCTTTTGCTCAAAGCAGGATTAGCAGCTGTGCTACCTGTTGCCTATCGTTACCTAAACCCTAAAGACCCTTTAGGTCGGTAGTGCGCTTATGGCTTATAGGGCTAGGCCTAAGCGTTTTACTAACTGGGTGCGGTTATGACGGCTGGACAAGATACCCCTGCCAAGAGTACAAAAACTGGAAACTCAAAGAGTGCCAGCCCCCGGCGTGTATCCCTACTGGAGTCTGCACTAAGGACCTCGTTAAACAGTCGTACGATGGATAGACCTGCACGCAGGTTAACCCCTGAGGATATTCACGCCAGGTTAATTTTAATTATTGGCGGTTCACTAGCTGCCTGCTTTGTGCTGGTTACTTTAGGTATTACTTATGCACTAATCTTTGTAACTCAGCCATTAAATGCTCAGGCCCCTAATGACGCTGCCTTTATAGACCTGCTAAAAACTCTGGCTATATTTCTTACTGGCTCACTGGGTGGAGTGCTAGCAGGCAACGGCCTTAAGTCTAAACCTAAACCCGACACGCCGCCTAAGTCCTAATTCTGGGCAGGTGTGCGTATAATTAAAAATCCGGACTAGAAAGGACTAGAAAAAATGGCAGGTAATTTAGCGTTTATATTTATGTCTTTAATTTATATCGGCTTAACCTTTATGGCAGCTGTATTAGCGTGGTCTAGAGGCTTTAACGCTGGACGCTTAGAAGGTTACGAGCGTGGGCGTGCAGTAGCTCGGCATATCTCTAACGGGGTGCTAAGTGATAAGTAGAAAAGATATAAACCAGCTAAATAATTATCATGAAACTACTAGATTACTAATTAGAGATTTAGAAGCTAGGCATTTACAGCTAATAAATCGTATATATGATTTAGAGCAAATCGTAGAAAAGCTATTGAAATGATTACTAAATCTGAGCCTGGTATCTGGTGCGATTACTGCAAAACACAATGGGGCCGAGTTAAGAACGTCTGGCACGATCGGGCTATGACTGAGGCCAGTATTACTATTACCAGCGTTAACCCTAAAAGTCATGGGCAGAAGCGGCATTACTGCCAGGCTCACGCGCTAGAGGTAACGACCTTTTCAAATACGACTACGCACGAAGGTTACAGGTGGTCGTTGCAAGATCAAGTAAAAGCAGTAGCCCCAATACAATTAGAAATGGACGGTAAAGTAAATGGCTAATAACGTAGATACTAAATTACAGGCTAATTTTAAAATGGCTAACGGGGACTTAATCAACGTATACGCCGTAGATCAGGCAGACTTTGAGGCTCAGCTGACAGCGATACAGGACACCGTAGAGCTGATTAAGTCAGTCAGTAATAGCCTCATGGGCAGATCAGCCACACCAGCTGCACCGGTAGATCCCTGGACGATTAAAGAAGCTGTAGGCACTGTCGCAGACACTCTAGGCGGTGAGCCTGTCCCTACTTGTAAGCATGGCTATATGGAGTTTAAAAGCGGAGTATCTAAAGCCGGTAAAGCCTATAAGTGTTGGTCATGCTCTAGTAAAGATCGTAAAGACCAATGCCCTCCTACCTGGGTTAACTAATGGCTGGTATGGAAATTATCTACCCTGGCAATATGTCGCTAAAGGTAGATAGAAACGGCAACGCGGTTATAGATGAAACCGAGATATGCGACGGTTGCAATAGGCAGACAAGTAAAGCCGGTGGCATTATGGCTTTAGAGATGTCTGTCTGGTTATGCGCTGATTGCAGGCCTAGATGAGTATAGAAATACTGCTCAATGAGCGTGAGGTAAACCTAGCCTTGCAAGCTGCTATGACTCGCATGGGTAATGCAAGTAAAGCAGGATATAAGCATAAGTACGCCAGCGATCACCTGCAGCCGGATTATGTGTTAAGGCTAAACTGGTTAGGTGCGTGCGCTGAAATTGCAGCTGCTAAATGGCTTAAAGTGCCGGACTTTGT